GCCTTTTATCAACTAGCTTTAGCGCTCCAACATTACCTGCTGGTTATGATATGTTCCGCCGTATTGGAGCTGTTCTAACAAGCGGCGCTGCTGCAATTCTAGACTTTAGCCAAGCTGGTCGCACTATGTGGTATGCGGCTGCCGTTGCAACTGCTGTAACAGCTGGTGCATCTACTACTTTTGCTTTAGTTAACGTTTCAGCAATGGTACCAAGCACTGCAAGTTCTGTAATACTAGAGGCAGTTTTAACAGCTGACGCTGGCGCAACTCGTACTGCTGCTTTTAAAGCTAGTGGCTCAAGTTCAGCGGCTGGTCAGGTTGTTATGTCGTCCCCTGCTAGTACGGTTACTAGTACATCTTTAGTATGTCCTTGTTCAACTATAACAGGTACAACAGGCGTTGATTACTTAGTTTCAAATGTTGCGGCTGCTTTGGCAGTTTCTGTATTTGGCTATGTAGATCAATTATAAGGAGCACTTGTCCATGGCTTATCCTGTCACACTGCTTATTTCAGAGGCATTTTATACGTCAGGAATCGTCTCAAGAAATTTTCAGCAAGTGGCAGGAGACCAGGAGCAAGTAGGCTTTTTAAAACTAAACGAAATCTTGTCTGATACTGCAATTGAAGAAGATATGATCCCTTATTTTACGACATCATATGACTTTAATGCAGTACCTGGCCAAGAAATGTATTTTATTCCAAACCTATCTGATCCTGAAACTTTAACATTCTTTATTAATACCATTCGGTATCAAATGAGAAAAGAATCTCAAGATTTGTATTTTGGTGCAGCACGCGCAGAAAATGTTGAATCATTGCCTTATAATTGGCATTGCGAGCGTTGTTTAGGTGGCTGTAATTTATTTATCTATTTCTTTCCGGACACTGCTTACCCAATGCAATTAACAGGGCGCTTTAGATTGCAAACAGTAACTATTAATCAAGACTTATCGTTAATACTTGATCAGTATTATATTAATTATTTACAATACCGTTTAGCCGACAGATTGTGTACAGCATACAATTTCGCACCTTCCCCATCATTAACTAAACAACTACTACAATATCAACAAATGATCTCCAAGCGTTCAAGCCCAATGGATTTAAGGATTAATAAAACTTCTACTTTTAATTCGGGCAACTCGATCAATTACGCGCAAGTAAATCTTGGAAAGGGCTGGACTACCAATTAATTAAGGGATACTCCATAAATGAGACAAACACCCAACGCCAAACAAGAGCCCGTAAATGTAGTGGGAGGTTCAACCTTCGGTAGATATAAGAAAATCTCAAGTGAAAAAACATACAACATGTTTGTTTCTGACGAATGGCTAGTTAACACCGCTGGGTATCAAAAAGTTTATGAATTACTTCCGGATGGATTAGGCCGTGCTATTTTTACTAGTATTCGTGGTAACATTTTGATCATAGTAGTAGACAGTTTTGTTTATTCATTAAACGAGCACCTTGTACCTACTTTTGTAGGAATGTTGGGAACTGAAAGAGGTGTTGTATATATAGATGAAAATTTAAACTCACAGATTTGTATTGTAGATGGGTTAAATGCTTACATCTATAATTATTCCCTGCCAGGCACCAGTTTAACGGTTCAAACTGGATTAGGTAACCTTATCCCAAATTATGTAGAGTATCATAATACCTATTTCCTTTTTGGAAATGCTGACAGAACTAGTAATGGCTCAGCTTGGTATGCTTATAAATACAGTACACCAACCACAATAATACAAGCAACTCCTGGACAATTTGCCTTACAAACTAAACCTGATTATGCATTAGCTATAGTAAGGCTGCCAGGGCAAGGCGCTAACGTTTTAGTTATGGGTACATCAGTTTGTGAGATATGGACACAAATTGGCGGCCTTCAAAATTATAGACGTAATAACACCATAAACGTTGATTATGGTTGTGCCTCGATTTCAACCATTGCAACCTCAGATAGATATGTAGCGTGGCTCGCTATTAATGAAAATAATGCACCAACTATTATGGTGTATACTGGACAAGGATTTAAGCCAATATCAACAGATGGTATTGATCACCAATTATCCCACATTAAATATGTAGCTGAATCAACGGCCATGTTTTATAGACAAGATGGTCATTTATTTTATCAATTAACATTTTATAATCCAGCTGATAATTTAACCATTCTTTATGATTTTAATACAGAAATGTTTTTTAATCTTAGTGATTACGCATTAGATTATCATCCAGCTAAAAATTATGCCTACTTTAATGGCAACACTTATTTTGTTTCATTAAATAATGCTGCTATTTATTTATCATCAACGGATTTAACTACATATAATGAAAATTTACCGACTATGATTTCAGATCCAACTCAAATATATGAGATCCAAAGGATTAGAATTTGTGATACTATTAGGGAAGATGATAGTAGTCAATTCAGGCCAAACAGTTTTGTGTTTACAATTGAACAAGGCAACGATAAAAATGTTACAGGATTATCAATAAATAGCCCTGGACAGGATTTACTAATAACTGAGGATTTATTTACTCCACCTGACGATACTATATACACTGAGGCTGGACAACAAATGGCAGATGAGGATTCTAGTGATATAGCATCACTTACGATCCCATATCAACCTAGGGTTGATTTAACGGTCTCAAGAGACAGCGGTGTATCCTGGAGCAATACCGTCTCTAGAAATTTAAACCCTATAGGAATACGTCAGAACATTCTTAACTGGGAAAATTTAGGAGCATGTAATAGTTTAACTTTAAAATTAAGATTTTGGGGATTAAGCCGTTTTGTAGCTAACAATGGCCTAATCGAAATATACTGATATAATGTCCTCATTTTTTTGGGAATATTAACGTGGGAAGAAGTATTTATTGCAGTTCTTGCAAGAATGAAAAAGAAGTTGGCCGAGATAACGAAAGTTATTGTAGGTTATGTAAAATACGCACGAGGTCTGAGAGACTAAAAAAGAAGCGTTTAAAAGAAGGGTGGAAACCAAGAGAAAGAAATGAAAAAATGTGTAGAATAGATAACTGTTTAAAAAAAGCTATTGCAAAAGAGTTGTGCAATAGACACTACTTGCAAATCCAAAACTATGGAAAAACTTTTATTTCGCGTATAGAAGCTAATGATTATTTAGAAAAAGAGGGCTTTTTTAGAAATTACAAAATAGATATTAAAACTGGATGTTGGGTTTGGGTTAGACATAAAGATTTAGATGGATACGGAACTTTTGGATTAAAGGGCAAAAACTATAAAGCCCATAGGTGGGCGTATAAACTTTACAATGGCATTATTCCGAAAGGATTGTCTGTTTGTCATACTTGTGATAATCGTTGTTGTGTTAACCCTGAGCATTTGTTTGTCGGTACTACCACAGATAATATGGCAGATAAGGCTAGCAAGAATAGGCAGGCAAAAGGATCGAAAAATGGGAAAGCAATCTTAACAGAAGAAAAAGTTTTGGAAATTAAAAAAGCCCTTAAAAACTCTACAATTGTTGAGGTGGCTGCAAAATTTAAAGTAGCTAAATCAACAATATCTCATATTAGATCTGGAAGAACATGGGGGCATACTTAATGGACTTACCAACATACATACAAAATGACAATCAAGAAAATTATAACCAAGAATTAAATCAAACTTTAAGGGATAATTTAAGTAATAATGGTTGGGTTGTACCAGAGATAACGACGGCAAACTTAGCTATAATATCATCACAGATGCCAGATGGTACGCTTTGGTATGTAACCGACAGTACGCCGCCTATATTTGTTGGAAAAGTTAACGGTAGTTTAGTAAAATTTACAACTACTTCATATCCATAAGGAGCATAGATAATGGGATTTTTTAAAAGCGTAGGAAAGATGTTTAAAGGCGTAACTAAGCCTCTTATGGGAGCTGGCATGGGTTACCTGACAGGTGGTCCGATTGGTGGCTTAATGGGCGCTATGAGCGGCTTTGGTGGTAGCGGAGGAGGCGGTGGTGGCAATTATGGGGCTGGCATGGAATA